ATCATGGCTCTTCGCACTGCCATCAGCTTAACGACTTCAAGCCAAACGGATCTTCAGCTTCATAGGTTTGCTGCATCTGCGCGTCATGTGACGGTTGGATTTCGTTCATGCGCCCGACGACACATTGAAGAAACTGTAACCATTGCTCCTTGCTCAAACTTGCAAGATCACTGATGCCAATGCTGTCAAGGTACTCGCCACCAGCTTTGCCGCTCTCAAGCAAAAGATCGTTCTCGGCTTCTGAAAAGTCTGTCATTCGTCATCACCTATATATTTGAGTTTTACGCTAACTTGATTTTTTTGCGTGTAGAATCGCTCAAGCTCGTCTCCATAGGTTGCCTTGACCGCCGCCATATCGAGACGCTTTGGCGAGGTCTCTTGTATGACCGCTTCCCAAAAGGCACCTTTTTCTCCGCCCGATTCCTTCAGCGCCAAAACAATTTCAGCTTCCCGCGCCTTCATTATTTTTATCTCACGGCGAACCTTCTCCAATCGATCTGGCAGCGGTAGATTTATTGAAGTCGTTTTATTGTGTTCAAATGGATTCATATGCCGCACATCCCTTCGCATTCGTTTTCAAAGAAATTAAGTTGCCCCATGTCCTCTAGATTTCGCAGGTCCACTTCGTCCAGCGGTTTGCAGGAGCGATGCACAAACTGTTCTGTGCTGGTGCCGCTGTTGCGTATAGCAGCGTCGAAAGCGACAGCTTCCTCAAAACTGTTGCTGTCATGTATTTTCATATCTCTCCACTGTGCGTCGTTGTGATAAGGGCAAGCAATGCACGCTGACTTTGCGAGTTGCCGATTGGGATATTTTTTTTCAAACCAGCGCAAACAATCTTGACGAGACATTTCTTTTTCTACGAGCGGAAAAACATTGTCGATATACTTGACTCTGCTGGGCTTCATCCGTGCTGCTTCATCGATTGAAATGCCAATCCACTGCTTTACGCTGCCCGGCTTTTTTTTGTTGCCAACTATTGTTGATATTTTTCTACGAACTGGCACAATTTTATATTCTTTTGTGCATTGCCGCCGTCCAATCCCAGATTTTGTAAAAAACGGAATGGCCGAGAATTTCTGTCCGGTGGTGTTGAGACCTGCAATTGTGTCGGTACGCAAATTTCCTACGGTCACGCGATGCACTGGAAACGGCAATTGCTTTTCAAGCCAGTCGAGATGGTCATAGACTCCTTTAGGCTCAAACTGTGTGTCTGCAAAAATCGCGCAATATGGCATCGGCAACTCACCATGCGCGGCCATCAGCGCCATGACCGACGATTGAACGCCCGCGCCTAATGAAATGATATTAAGCATTGCCATCTATCCACATTGATCCATCAACAAGCCGATAGGTGACGCGGTTGCCCACGTCATCAACATCCAACACCTCGCCGCCAACAAATGCTGGCCGGTAACGCTGATCCGCGCAGCCCTTTATTTGCTTTTCAAAATCAAGATCCTGTTTGTGCATGTGGCAATGCCACGCGCCACTCGCAATCGGCTCAACCCAAACACAAGAACGGCAATTCCTGAGCGGTGCTTTGCCTTCATGGCAAACAGAACTAAACTCGCACCACCTACACATATAATAAGAGGGGGTCTCTGCGATGCGGTCAGGCAGACGGTCACGCTCAAAAATTATCTGTCGCGCACGCTCTACATAATATTGAGCAGCTTCTTTATCGAACTCGGTGCGGCAACTACTCCACTGTCTGCCACCAGCGCTGGCAACAACCATATATCCGCGTTTACGACCACGATACAGCATGTAAACCTGATGCTGTGCGTAGTACGTTTCTGACCATGCTTTCAGCGTTGCCTTCTCGCCGTGCTTTTCTTTGAGCTTTATAAAGTCCGCAAACCGCTTGTCGCTCACACATTTAACTTCAAGGACGTGCGGCGTTTTCGGCGCTTGCACCAGATTGAAAATCTCGCCGTCAAGATGCCCCACAAAGTGACCGTCATGATCTACAACCTCGATCTGCTTGCCGGTTTCGGGGTCAACATCCATGACCGTAACCCCTGCCAAACGCAGCCGCTCAATAACAAGGTCTTCAGTGCGATGCCCGTCCGCAAAGTTTTTGAGCGTAGTCGCATTAAAAGGCTTGCCGCCAACCATTGCGTGCCGATAAGCACTTTTGCGAGGGCAGTCACCAATGGCGCTCATACCGAGATAGCCTCTCGGCTTGCGCTTCGCTTCTCTCTTCTCAAGCTCACGGTCAGCGCGGTCTAGTGTGGGATCTGTGATTTTTATTTCCATGTCAAAATGGGGGGCAGCATAAGCCGCCCCCCTAGGGATCTGCATCAACTACGCCAGGGAGCCGCATTTGATGCAGACGTACCCGACTCTGCTTGGTGGGCTTGAGTCGGTGGAGACGGCATGTCATCCGGTTTCATATAAGAAAGGACTTCGTTTTTGGTGGCATCGTCTTTCTGCACCCCAATCCTAAAATTGAGAGCCTTACAAAGCATCTGCTCACTATCACGAATTTTTGTACCGAGCGCCTGTTCAATCTCTGCAAGCTTTTTCTTGGCAATCTCGACCGCAGCCTCGGATGTTTTGTGCCACAGGTTTAAGTTGTCAAAAACGAGACGATTGTTTCCTAATCTAATCTGTAGGCTCAGATACTCATTGCCCGTAGCACTGGTGCGCTGCTCTGCGGCAACTATCTCACCGTCATAAATGCCGGGTGGAACGGGGCTAAAATCACTTGTCTCTATGTTTGACGTATCAAAATCTAATGCAACCATTATGCGGCTTCCTTTTTCTTGGTTATTTCTCCAATCAGTACATTCCAACTCAACGGCAACTCCGCTGGTATGGGGTATCGGCTTTTTGCGATGAATGCCGGTAGCTCTGCGGTGTGTAAAACCCGTTCACCGGTCCCGACAGGACGGGTAGATTTACGACCGAACCCGCCATCGACCTGTTTGGTACTTGTTTTGTAAGTCGCGAACCCGATCAGATCAGCGGACTCCATGCACACATCTGCGGCTTTTCGATGCAGCTTTATCTCGTAGCGGTCGTAAGCCTCACTCGCAGGATCCTCGAATCTCTTAATATGAGAATGTGCCAGCATGATAACTGCCATGCCCTTGGCTTTTCTCAGTTGGTTGAGCTTGTCCAAAAAGCTGCGCCACACGTCGAGCGCAAAGACATAGCCCTTGCCATAGCCGAGAGCTTCTATGCTTGTAATCTTTTGTGTTACGCAGATGCGCTGCCAGATTAAGGTTTCGAGCCAATCAAGGCTGTCAATGACAACCGTTTGATACTCATGCGTCTCATTTAACAGCGCATGAAGTGCGGCCTCGATATCGTCGTAACTCTCCGCCAACTCAAACCGGTGTGCGCCGACCACATCTGCGCCATCCTCCGTTTGTATAAAAATAGGTTTGGGCGCAGACGCACCAAAAGTGGTCTTCCCTACCCCGGCTGGCCCGTACAGCAGCACCCTCGGCGGTGCCATCGCAGAGCCTTTAATTATTTGTGACAGCTTCACTCTTTTCCTCCTTTTTTATTAGTTTAAAAAACGTTGCTTCTTTCAGCAGATAGAGACGTGGAGAGCGGTCAGCCCTGACACACACAACATCTGCGTCATCTTGTTTGAATGCGTCATACAGCAACTTAAACCCGGATTTTCTGCGCTTACATTCAAGGCGCAAATCCTCAACCACCACATCACCGGCGTAATCTTCGCCAAGATGATTCTTGTAAGCGCCACTGCCAAAGACTCTCCGCGCATCGAGCCCGGCTGCAACAGCCACCGCCACTACTTCATTTTCAAGCTCTCGACCTCGTGCTTTGTTACGCGCTGACATTTTTATTCTCTCTCGCCAATTCGTAAGCGCGTTGCAAATCACCGGCGGTGACTTGACCTTCACTTACAAACTCAATAATTCTGGTGTGATCGGGGCTTGGGCGGTGCTTGCCGCTTGCCCAGTAGTAAATGCACACGCTTGTTGTGCCGAACAGTTGCGCTGCCTGTTTTCGTGTCAGGTTTTGTGTTTCGAGCCAGTCTGAGAACAACATAGCGTATATCCGTAATATTTTGTTACGTTTCGTAATACGCTAAAAAAATAAACAGTGCAATAAGTTTTATTTAATGTTACTAAAAGTAGCATTTTGTGACTAATTGTGCATGACAGGGACATTCACATGAACAAAATTAAACAATTAGCGGCTGCCCAAAACTTGACTGTGGCAGAGCTTGCAAGGCGCATAGGCGTTGAGCCGCATACTCTGCGGCGTTATACCCGCGCTGGTGGGGCAGAACCAAAGCCCAGCCTAGCGCAAAAAATATCAAAGGAACTCGGTGTGCGACTAGAAGAGGTAATGGGCATGGACTTTCCTGTCACAGCACCTCAAGGCAAAAAGTTGCCGTTATATGGCGCAGCACAGGCGGGACTCGGCGCACAAATCATCGATATAGCGAACCCTATTGATCAGATTGATGCGCCGTCTTTTATATCGAATGTTACTGATGCCTACGCGGTGTATGTTGTAGGCGATGCAATGATGCCGAGATTTCGAGCCGGTGAAATTGTTTTTGTGCATCCGCATAAGCCTTTTAAAAAAGGTAGTGATGTTGTAGTGCAGCTTAACGTCAATGATCAGCGGCACGCCTTTGTGTTAGAATATGTGAGCGCAAGCGATACAAAACTGATCGCTAAACAGCACAATTCTGACAAACAAATAACCTTTGATTCGGTCAACATACATGCAGTACACAGCGTAATCGGCAGTTACTTTGGCTAAGTTTTTCTTGACAATGTACAGAACGTAACATTTTATTACCTCAAACAACGGAGGTAATACGATGCTAAAGGGATTTGGCGAAGCGTTAGCGTTAGCTCTCGCAATGGCAATGGTTTACTGTGTGTTTATTGTTTTGTCTGCTTTTGATGATAGTTTGTGGGCGAGTTGGGTGATATGACCGCTCTCCTGACGGTATACGAAGCAGCGGAGCTTTTGTTTGGCACTCGAAACACAGTCGCCTATAAAAAAACGTTGCGCCTGATACACAGCAAACAAATACACGCGCTTAAAGACGGCCAGAAATATCTAGTGCCTCGCGCTGAGATTGAGCGCCTTTATGGCACCGCCGCATGAGCAAGATTTGCCAAAAATGTAAAGGCAATGGGTTTCTGCGCGATGGCGAAGTGATCACTCTGTGTGAGTGTTGCTGCAAAAAACCCAAGAAAAAAAAACAGCAGCCCACCAGGTTATCGACCTTGGCTATAGCTGGACATCTGATTAGCAAAGACCGTGCGAAACAATACGGTTCTGCCTCAAAAAATTTTGATGATATTGCTCGGCTCTGGTCGGCCTATTTAGATCAAGACCTTACCAAAAGCGATGTGTCGTGCCTCTTGAGCTTACTCAAGATTGCCCGGTTGAAACGTAACGCAAACCACGAGGACTCTTGGATTGACCTTGCTGGCTATGCCGCTTTGGGGTCCGAAATCTCCGGCGAAATAGAATAATCTAAAAGCAAGTCTTTGAGATTACCGGCAAACTGCCGCGCAACCTCCTCACTTTCAAAATTAAAAGATAAGCCGTCACCGAGTGCGCATTCAAAGTACACATCGGTTGTTTCCTCGTCTGGTTGCTTTTCAATTGTTATTTTGTATTTGTGCATCATCG